AATCCTCCGACGCGAGGTCGGGCGACGCCGCCCACGATGACGTTATCACCGGTGTTTCGCACGCCTGAGCCTCAAGCGCGGTCAACCCAAAGCCCTCACCCATGTTTGCATGGAGTAGCACGTCAAAGCCTGTATACAACGCCGCCAAATCCTTGTCGGAGTACCCGAGGCGGTGTTGCACCGGATCAGGGAAGATAACCGAACCGGGCCCGAGACCGTACGCTTGCGCCAACGCTGGCAGAGTAAACCCGCCCATGACCGAACCGACCTCCGCGTGAACGTACAACACGGCGTCAGGGTGCGCCTGATGGAATGCGGCGAACGCACAAAACGCCTCCGCAAACGACTTGCGGTGCACCGTGCCATTAGCCTTGTTCGCGCTTACCGTGCCGACCAGAAACTTGTTCTCCGCATTAGCGCCCAACACGTACTCGCGCCCCGACATAGGCGCACACTCCATGCGGTCAGTCGGCTTGTACGTATGAACGTCAATAGCGTGCGGAATATACGTGGATTCAATGCCCGCCGCTTCGAGCTGGCGTTGCCCATGCGGTGCCATCGTCACCGGCGTGACGTTTGGTCGGCGTAAAAACTTTGCCACAACGCCCGGTAGTGAAACGTGATCCAACGGCACCCACGAAATAACGTCAAGTGACTGCTCACCGAGTCGGAATGAATCGGCGAATTGCTCGTACACCCAAACGTCATACAGGGTAAAAAGTGCGGTTCGTTCCTCGTGGCTCGCGTCAAAGTGTTGCACCCATTGTGGGATTACGTCGGCGGAGTATTGAGAGAAACCTTTAGGGTAATGCGGGATGGTACGTTTCCCGACCTTGACCGTAGAAATGGTGCCCTCGTGCCCGAAGTTGCTGAGGCTTGCCACTTTGAGACCGTGGCGCAACATACGCTCGATAAGTTGTGCGCCTTGCGTGCCGTAACCGGTGGGCGTTCCCGGAGTGTTGGAAGCAAACGCTATCGCCCCGTGTAGTTGTTCGGTGTTCTTTCCCATGAGGTAAGCCTACACAAAAGAAAAACCCTCACCCGGATTGAGTGAGGGTTAATCCGTTGGAAAGATTAGCGCTGAACCTTCTCTACGATGTCGCGGGCCAGTTGCCAGTTACGCGCACCGTATTCAAGACGTGGAAGGCTTTCGGTGAATGCGTAGGTCACGAATCCGTCACGAGCGTCAACGTCGGTGATAAAAACCTTGTCGCCGTCGCTCATCGAAAATACGTCTCCGACATTGATCCCGCCAAGTTCCCTAACCTTGTAAACAAGTTCCGTAATGTTTTCCATTTTGTTTCCCTTCCGAGGAGTTGTTTTGCTTACAAGATGACTCTAGCACAGTTTGTAATACAAATAGCAACTATTTGAGAAAAGTTTTTTGCAAAGAAAAACCCCCACCCCGAAGGGCGAGGGCAATCCTTTTTGAAACGTGGTTACGCGGTGGTCAAGTACTTGACCGCACCGCTCGACTTGAGACCAGCAGCGACACGAACCGACGCACGGTACGCCGTCACATCCTGGTTAAAGTAAGCGTCAACCGAGGTAGCAACCTCAACCGGGGTATGCGTGATCGCAACCGCCTTGAAGTCACCGAAGAGCACCGACTTGACGCCCGAGCCAACCGCGCCCATGTCCGGGTTCTCCAACACGGGGAAACCGGCGAACGTGTCAGGCACGCCGACGCCGACGTTGTACAGGTAGTTTCCGGCGGTGTCTTTCAGCTTGCGAATCACACCAATGGTGGAACCCTTAGCCATGAACGCGCCCGCGGGGCGGTAGCCACCGTCAAGGCTGTAGGCGAGGTCAATCAGGGCATCAGCGGTAAGAACCGCGGAACCCGAAGCGACACCCGAACCGGCGGCACCAACAACAACCGTGGTAGCGGTTCCGTTGACGAACGTGCCGATAGCGTTACCGGCCTGTTCAGCAATTGACCCGGTGATGTCGAATCCGGCGTCAGCAATCAGCTCGTTAGCCACGAGTGCGAGGAACGCGCCCTTGACCGGTGAGAGCAGAAGGCTCGTGAACGTCGGTTCGCTCTGGCTGATAGCCGAACCAGCGGCAACCGAACCAGCGGTGGAGTATGCCGACATGATGGGCAGGCGGAGGTCGTTGCCCGAGTTGCGCACGATCACGTCTGCAACATCAAGGAACGGCCCAACCTTGCGGGCAATCATCCACAGGCGGTCGTAAAACGAAACCGGCACCGTGTCAGTAGAGTTCACCAGCGTGGCACGCGACTCGAAAAGGTGCGAACGAATCTCACCGTGAGCAAGCGCGCGGAAAATGTCAGCCTCGGAACGAGCCTCAACAATGGCGGGAACAAACGCCCCGGCAGCCTGCTCGGCTTCGGCGCGACGAACCTCGTTCTTCTCGGCAACATCGATGGAACGCTGTGCGTCACCAATAGCCGACTCGATACGGTCAATGGTCTGTGTTTCTTCAGCGGTCAGGCCACGCTTCTCAGACTCGGCAACGTCAATGATGCTGCGGATCTGGTGAACGAGGTTTGCCTTGACCTCTGACTGTGTGCGAATAAATTCACTCATGGTGATTTCTCCTTAGTCAAAAGTTGGAAGGGTAGTGGCCGAGCTGACTCTGAACCGTGACCGCGCTAACGCTGAATCACTAAAAGGATAGGCGGTAAGTATTTAGGCGGGAACTAAACACGCCGAACAAGCAAAACGCCCGAGAACCAGAATCCCGAGCGTGTTGCCTAGAGCAAGGCTGCCGTTCCATTACAAACGCGAGGCTTGCGCTGTTTGAGTGCTTTTGACCACTCGTGCCAATAGCCAGCTTTCTTTAGCTATCTGGTCAAGACTAACTAAAAACGCTCAAGCAGGTCAAGTTTCTTCTTCTTGAGCGCCAAAATATCAAGGTCGCCCACAATTTCATCAGCCTCATCAGCCGGTGCCAACCGGTCAAGAACCTGCTCAAGCAACGCACGATCCGCCGCCGTCAACGACTCCGCCCCATCCTCAATACGGCTCAAAACGTCTTGTAACGCGTCAGCATCAACCTCGGCGCGTTGCGCCACCTTATCCAACGCCCGCACCGCCACCGTGCCATCAGTAGCCGTATACGCGGGCCACGCCACAATCGATACCTCGTGGAGTCGAATAGATTTCAGAGTGCGCGTCGCACCATCACTTGACCACGAGTCGCCACCAGCGGGCACCGTAAAACCAAAACTCATAGCCGACACGTCGCCCCGGCGGATCAACTCCCGAGCATCACGCCCTGTAGTGGTGTCGGGCAAATTAGCCGTCACCCTCAAACCGCGTTCATCCTCAACCAAAGACAACGTGCCGGAACGAGTAGAACCCAAAACTTGCCCGCTGTCATGGTTCCAAAGCATCTTCACGTCATTACGCGATTTGAGTGACCGCTTGAATGCGCCCGGCTCGATAACCTCCGTAAACGGCAACGGTTCCGACTGGGAATTGAATAACGCGGCGTAACCCGTAAACGTGTTGCCGTCACCCTCAGCGCGAAGCTCAAGCGTGGTAGTAAATTCGCGCGTCTCAAATTTGCTCATGCCGTTCATTTTACCCGCGCGGTAGCTCAAATCCTCTTCATCCATGCCGTGCAACGAATCCGGGTTCACCGTCTCAATACCGAGCGACGCATACGCCGTCAACGTGTTCTCGTCGTTCTCAACCGCCACCAGCACGTTATAGGTTTTCAGCAACTCCTCAGCGGTGGCTTTCTTATACTCCACCGAATCTGCCGTGCTACCCGGGTTCATAATAAGACGCGAATAGGTCACGCCCACCGACTCAAGGTCGCTCACCGTTTCCGCCCGTTGTGACTCTGGGCGACCCGTCACAATAAACAACCGACCTGGCACCGTTTGAAGGTACGCCCACGTGTCCTTCATAAGTTCGCCGTCGTGAATCAACGTGTCATCAATGTCCGAAATTTTGATATCGGGCCCATCCGCGTTCCTCGACTCCGCCTCAGTCCACGTTAGTTGGTAGTCAAAATTTGCGCCCTGGTAGCAATCAAGGTCAAGTTCGCCCGGTGCCTGCATTAGTTACCCCCAACCGGATAGGCGCCCGACGGGTCAGCCGGATCAATGAGCGCGATTTGCTGAAGCTGACTAGACGGCAACCCGGTGTGAGTCACGTCAAGGCCGAGGAAGTCTGCCACCGACGCCGGGTCATAACCAACCGTCACAAGCATTTGCGCCATTTGCACGCGTGTACGATCGCCCGACAAAGACGCGGAGTCAATGTTGACCGACGCCAACGGCACGCGCGGCGCATCCGCCGACACATCGTCAACGCGACGCATATTCTCAACCCGGCGCACATCGTTAATAGACATCCACCCGGCTTGCAACGCGGTGGAGTAAGCCTGTGTTCGCGCCGCCAAATCGGCCCGCACCAGTGCATCCATGTTAAAACGCATAAACGCCGTTTCGCCACCCGGATAACGGTTCAACAACTTACTAAACGCGTTTTCAAGTTTTGCCACCAGCGGGCGCAAAGACATCGAAACAAACTGCAACCCCTGTTGCTCAACGCTCGCGTAACTCATGCCCGAATCAGTCACGCCCAAAAGGTACGGTGGCACCGAGAACGCCCGGCACACATCCAACACCGCAAACTTGCGCTGCTCAATCAGTCCCGCCTTATCAGGATCAATGCCCGTAGGCTTCCACATTGCGCCACCGGTAAGCACACCCGTACGGGCCGACTTGCGGAAACCACCGTGGCGACGGTCAACACCGTTTGCCAACTCCTCCGCCTGGTCTTTCGTGATG